AATGAGGTAGCCATGGCAACGTCCGAAGCCGTCATTGATGAGCTGGTGGATGCCATTGCCGCCCTCGGCGCCGACAAGCAGTTCCGCGAGGACTTCCGAGAAGCCATGTACGCGCTGACCCGCCTGGCCATCGCTGAACACATCACTGCAGTAGAGCTGGCCGAAGGCACGCTCAGGCATTAATCAATTCCGCTAGCCGCTGACTCGGTTAAAAGCGCGGCAGACGTGCACGAAGAAGAGGCCGTTCCTTTCCTGGCGCAACGCCAGCTTCACCGGCGCGGGGCACGTCACCTACAGGACATTGAAATGGCCAAGTCGCCAAATCTACTATACGCCAGGCCAAAGCCGCCAGCATCGATGACAGATGCCTTAGCCGACATGTTTATGCCGGCGCCGGAGGTACTGGCATGGGTGAAGACGAATATCTTTGCCGAGGACGGGTTGATCTTTAATAAAGATCATAGCCATCTAGAGTTTGCAGATATCGCATTTCTCTGGGCAGCCGGCGGCTACAAAAAGCAAGGGCGTACGGTATTAGGCCAATGTGAAGAAGTTACCTTCCGGTGCGGTGCTTGGCAAAAGGGGCGCCAAGAGCAGCAAATGCGCCATTGGTTCGGTAGCGTCCCAGATTACCTGATAACACTGGACGCAATGTATGCGCTGGAATGCTCCGACGCTGACTTTTGCGCGCTCGTTGAGCATGAGCTCTACCACATAGGGCATGAACTGAATGACATAGGAATGCCAGCATTCACCAGGGAAGGGTTCCCAAAGCTAGCCATGCGCGGTCATGACGTCGAAGAGTTCACCGGTGTAGTCCGGCGCTATGGTGCTTCCCCAGACGTTGCCAAAATGGTTGAGGCTGCAAATAAGCCTCCCGAGGTGGCAAAACTTAACATCGCAAGAGCATGCGGCACCTGTCTTCTGAAAGTTGCATGACTTGGACGCCGCTTGGAAGGATTTGATTAAATGGCGGCACTCTCAGACCCGGTAAAACTCCGCATCGTGCAGGCGCTGGCTTGCTTTGATACGCCATCGCAAGCAGCGAAGGATATCAAGGCAGAGTTTGGACTGGACGTTTCCCCGCAGCAATGTGAGGCATACGACCCGAATAAGCGGAGCGGTAACCGCCTAAGTGACAAATACCGACAGATATTCGCTGAGACCCGCAAGACATTTCTGGAAGACACGAGCCTGATTGGAGTTTCCCATCGGGCCGTTCGACTACGCACGCTGCAGCGAATGATCGAGCGCGCAGAGAAGCAGGGAAACCTTGCATTGACTGCGCAGTTGCTGGAACAGGTGGCTAAAGAAACTGGAGACGCATACACAAACCGGCATCGTCTTGAACATACGGGCAAAGACGGCGGCCCGATCAAGGCGCAGGCGGTCCCGGCCGATCTAACCGGGCTGACCGACCATGAACTTGAAATCCTCGAACGTCTCGCTGCCCAGTCTGGAGCAGATAAGGGCTGAAAAACTCAGGCGACTCCGCATTAAGTTGGAGGCAGACCATCTTGAGTTTACAAAATATTTCTTCAAGATTCGCCAAGGCATCGAGTTTCGCGTCAATTGGCATCACATCTATATTGCGGAGATTCTTGAGCGCGTAATCAGCGGAGAAATCAAGAATGTCGTATTCAATGTATCGCCAGGGTCGTCGAAGACCGAAGAAGTTGTAATTAACTTCATCGCACGAGGACTGGCAAAAAATGTTCGTGCGCGGTTCTTGCACATATCGTATTCCGATGACTTGGCTGTTCTGAACTCGGAAACGGCACGTGAGGTGGTGCGGTCGGATGAATATCAAGCTCTCTGGCCACGCAATATTGCCGGCGACGCGGATTCAAAAAAGCGCTGGAATGTTGAAGATGATGGCAAGAAAGCTGGTGGTGTCTACGCGACGTCGCTTGGTGGCCAGATTACTGGATTCCGAGCTGGGCATATGGCGGATGGCTGGCAGGGCGCAATCATCATTGATGACCCGCTGAAGGTTGAGGACGCATACAGCAAGACCAATCGCGACAAGGCGAATCGGAAACTCAGTTCGACCGTCAAAAGTCGGCGGGCCAATCCGGATACGCCGATCATCGTGATCATGCAACGCCTTGCCGAAGAAGACCCAACCGGCTTTATCAAAGCCGGGAAGGTTTCCGGCGAATGGACATTCATCGAAATCCCGGCGCTCATCACAGATGAGTACGTTGCAAAGCTTCCGGAGCACATCCGGCCGCTGGTTGATAGCACAGAGCGAGATGACCAGGGGCGGTTCAGTTACTGGCCCTATAAGGAACCACTACAAGACCTATTAGCTTCCGAGAAGGCTGATCGCTTTGTTTTCAGCGGACAGTACATGCAACTTCCATCACCGCTCGGTGGAGGAATCTTGCGAGGCCAATCGTTCCGACGTTACGCCGTAACACCGCAATTGCAATATCGGAAAATTTATGCCGACACGGCACAGAAGACAGCTGAGCGAAATGATTACAGCGTTTTCCAGTGTTGGGGGTTCAGTCTTGACGGAAATATCTACCTCCTGGATCAAATCCGCGGCAAGTGGGAAGCGCCAGCTCTCCGTCAAAACGCGATGGACTTCTGGAATAAGCATTTCGCCATGAATAGCAATCAATATCTCGGTATCTTGCGCCTTATGAAGGTCGAAGATAAGGCCAGTGGAACCGGCTTGATCCAAGATATTCGGGCGTCAGGTGGGATTCCTATCGAAGGCATTGAGCGCAATCGAGACAAGTTGTCGCGTGTCATGGATGTAGTCAGCTATATCGACTCAGGCTATGTCCATGTACCTGAACATGTGGAATGGGCCAGCGACTTCATTGGCGAGTGCGAGGCATTCACTGCAGACGATACGCATGCCCATGATGACCAAATAGACCCAATGTGTGACGCCATCAACGATATGTTGGGGGGCACCAGAGACATATCTGTTTGGGGGAAATTGGCTGGTTGATTAAATTGATCGAGGCCAAGCCTCCCAATAAGGGATTTATCGAAAATGTCGCGAAAGAATCGTGGGTCCGCTGGCCATGCTCAAGGTACAGCTGTAAAGCCTCAGCAGACGAATGATTCATTCGCTAATTTTCAGGCGCGCTTAGGCTGGGGGGCTGACAATCAATCATCGGCATCGCAATATACACTTTCGTATCAAAGCCGAAATAGGATTGCTCTTGAGGCGGCTTATCGCGGGTCTTGGATTGTCGCTGCAGCGGTAGATGCTATTCCTGAAGATATGACGAGGTGCGGAATCGAGATGTCGGGGATTGATCCTGCCGACATCAGCGCGCTGGAAACGGACATGACGAATCTCGGCATTTGGGATCGTCTCTGCGAAAACGGTAAGTGGGCGCGGCTTTACGGCGGCTCCCTTGCAGTAATCCTAATTGAGGGCCAGGACCTAGCGACACCATTGCGAATTGAAACGATCGGCAAAGGGCAGTTCAAGGGTCTTCTGATTCTTGATCGCTGGATGGTATCGCCACCTATAGGAGACATTGTGACCGAGTACGGCCCAGATATGGGGCGTCCGATGTTCTACAACGTCATTGCTGACTATGCCGCGATTCCCAAGGCAAAGATTCACTATAGCCGAGTGATTCGCATGGATGGTGCTGATCTACCCTTCTATCAACGAGTTTCCGAGAATGGTTGGGGATTATCAATTCTGGAACCGCTTTGGGACCGTCTGATTGCCTTTGACAGTGCATCAGTCGGCGCCGGTCAGTTGATTTACAAGGCGCATCTTCGCACCATGTCGGTCGACGGCCTGCGTGACATTATCGCCGCCGGCGGCCCGGCCCTTGCTGGTCTCAAGGCACAGATCGAGTTTATACGACTGGCGCAGACCAACGAAGGTATTACGGTGGTGGATGCCAAGGACAAGTTTGAGGCGCACACATACAGTTTCGCCGGTCTTTCCGACATGCTAATTCAGTTCTCGCAGCAGCTGTCAGGCGCTACCGGTATTCCTATAGCGAGACTGTTTGGCCAATCGCCGGCTGGGCTCAGTGATTCTGGCGAAGGACCGCGTCGCCAGTATCATGAAAAAGTGCACCAGAAGCAAGAGCGTGAGTTACGTACGCCGCTTCAGCGTCTTCTTTCCGTCATGTCGATGTCATCGCTTGGCAAGCCCCTGGACAAGTCGTTTCAATACTCGTTTAAGGGATTGGACGATACACCTGAGCAGGACAAGGCTGACATCGCCACCAAGAAGACGGCTGCAGTTGTCGAAGCATTGGATGCTGGTCTGATCGATCGCGCAACAGGCATGAAGGAACTGAAAGCATCGGCCTCCATTTCTGGACTATTCGGGAATATCAGCGATGAGATGATCGAATTAGCTGAACAGCAAGACAAAGATGCACCTCCGCCAAATGCAGAAATGGATTTGCCAGACCTTGGTGCGCCGCCGACAAAGGACTCATTCTTTAAGAGGTTTCTAGGTCGATGATTCTCACGCTAGACCGAAAAAAGCGAACCAATCCGGTCAAAACTCGAGGAATCGAGCTGCGTTACGGTTCGCAGCTCACTAGAGTAGCGCAGCAAGTTGGGTCGATCATCCAGCCATTTACGCCAGGCGATATGTCTCAGGTGCCGACGATCCAGCATCTGCTGAACGCCTATGCTGACATGCTCAAGCAATGGGCTGTCACGACTGCCAGCAACATGCTGATGGATGTAGCGCTCCGAGATGAGCAGTCTTGGATGGTCCTGGCAAAGGATATGTCCAGGGAGATGCGCAACGAAATCCGCAATGCGCCGACCGGTGAGGTTATGCGATCGCTGTTGGCAGAGCAGGTTGACTTGATACAGAGCATTCCGCGCGAAGCTGGGCTTCGAGTCCACAGGCTGACGCTTGAGGGACTGGAAGACTCAACCCGTGCCAGCGAGATCGCAAAAGAAATCATGCGCTCCGAGGATGTCTCGAAGAGCCGCGCAATGCTTATTGCCCGTACTGAGGTAAGCCGGACCGCAACAACGCTCACGCAGGCTAGGGCGCAGTCGATTGAGAGCCCCGGCTACTTCTGGACTACTTCGCACGACACCGACGTCAGGCCATCGCACAAGGCCATGGATGGCAAGTTCATCGCATGGAGCGCACCACCGACGATTGACGGATTAACCGGTCACGCCGGATGTGTACCGAATTGCCGGTGCTGGGCAAAGGTTGCAATACCGGATTGACCGAACAGAAATTAAACACTAGGCCGCCATGCGCGGCTTTTTTTACGCCCAAAGCCCATGACCGAGCCATGTAAATGCAGTGCCTGTTCTTCAAAGACTGCGTTGACCAATGATTCCGTCACGGCTAGCGGGTTCCTGACAAATGAGCAGTTGGGGCCAAAGCAATCGTTCACGCCAGAGGGATTCCTGCTTTGCGAAGACGTCGTTATTGCGCGCATCGGTACTCAGGACTATGCGGCGATCGAGCTGCCTGACATTGAGGACAAAGACGGCGTGATTGAGGTTGAGCGCTCGCCAGAGGTTGTGTTCAGTCCAGAGACGATCGCCAGCTTCCTTGGCAAACCGGTCACGATCGAGCACCCAAGTAGCGGCGTGACGCCGACTAACTGGTCGACCCTGGCCAAGGGCTCGACATACAACGTACGCCGCGGAGAGGGCGATCAGAGCGACTACCTGATCGCAGACCTGCTGATAACTGACAAAGGCGCCATCCATGAAATCACCAGCAATCGCTTGCGTGAAATCAGTTGTGGATATGACGCCGATTACGAGCAAGTAGCGCCCGGGCGGGCGCGGCAAACGTCGATTGTGGGAAACCACGTCGCGCTTGTTAATAACGCCCGCTGTGGACCTGTCTGCTCTGTACAGGATTCGAAATTTACTGGAGGTAATCTCATGGCAGCAAAGAAAGGCGCTATGTCCTTTGCGGACAAATTGCGCAAGATTTTCAATACGCGCGATTCGGAAGCTCTCGAAAAAGTGCTGGACGAAATGCCTGACGAAGAGGGCGATGGCAAGGATACGCACGTTCACATTCACATGCCCGGCGCAGAAAAGGCCGAGGAAACGAAGGATGACGAATCCGAAGCCGACCCAATGGCCAAGATCGCAGAATCCATCAATGCCCTAACACAAGCCGTCACTACGATCGGCGAGCGCGTCAGCGCCCTGGAATCTGGGAAGACCAACGACTCTGAAGAAGAGAAGAAGGAAGAAACCAAGGATGACGACGGCGATGGCGACGGTGATGACGAGATGACCGGTGATTCGGACGAAGAAGAAAAGAAGGACGACGACAAGAAGACCAACGATTCTACTTCCATCCGCAATGAGTTCCAGGATGCCAAGGCCCGCGCCGAGATCCTGGCGCCAGGCATCAAGCTGCCAACCTTCGATGCAAAGTTGGATAGCAAGAAGACCACTGACAGTATTTGCCTGCTTCGTCGGCGCGCTCTGCGCTCCGCCCTGGAAGGCCCGAACGCCGATCTCGTCAAGGCGGTGACCGGCGATTCTGATGTATCGAAACTGAATTGCGACTCGACCAAGGCATTCTTCAATGCCGCATCCGAGCTCGTCAAGCGCAAAAACGCTCACACACCAGCATCAGCAGCAACAACCGACGCGAAATCAACTTTCGCTGACATCAACAAAACCCACGCCGATTTCTGGGCAAACCGTAAGTAAGGAGCTGACATGCCATCGTTACAAGCTTATCAATTTCGCATGCCGGCTGGTTTTGCCGGTGATCTGCAACGCGCCGAAGTGGCGACCATCGAGACTCAGCAAATCGACGCATCGGCTCCGCCGACTGTGTTCGGTGTTGCCGTCAAGTTGGTTGCTGGCAAGGTTCAGCCAATCAACAACTCGGCCGATACTGCCGCTCTGGTCTATGGTATTAACCTGCGCCCATATCCTATCCAGGGCAACGGCACCGACCCGCTGGGCACATCGACACCGCCAATCTCAGGCGTGACCGACATCCTGAAGCGCGGCTACGTGGATGTTTCCCTGGGTGGCACAACTGCTGCTGCTAAGGGCGGCACGGTGTATGTGCGCGTCGCAACACCATCCGCAGGCAAACCACTGGGCGGCTTCGAAGCAGCATCCGACACCACCAATACGATTGCCCTTCCTTCGAGCTGCTATTTCACCGGCCCCGCCGATGCATATGGCGTCACCGAGATCGCATTCAACATTTAAACCCGGCGCGTAAAACGCACCTCTCAAGGACCCGCTTCGGCGGGTTTTTGCATTTCTGGAGCCTGAAAAACATGGACATGTCTGTTCAAAACTACTTGAAACGCCGGGAAATCGCTTTAGCCGCACGCAAAACTGTGCGCGCCTATACGACCGACCAGCAATACACCTACGATCGCGCCACCGTCGACTCGACTGGCGCATTCCTCGTGGGCCAACTCGAACGTCTGGACCAAACGCTCAATGAGCCACTGGTTGAATTCACTTGGTCGCGCGATATTGAGTTGCGCACCGATGTCTCGCCGGCCGATGAAATCGCGTCGTTCACTAACTCCGCGTTCGCAATGTCTGGCGGCATCAACCCAGGCGGCCTGAACTGGATCTCGAACGAAGGAAACGCAATTGCCGGCCCTTCGGTCGACATCGGTAAAACCGGCCAACCAATGCGCCTGTGGGGTGCTGAAGTGAAATATACCGTGCCTGAACTGGTTAAGGCACAGGCACTCGGCATGCCAATCGACGTTCAAAAAGTCGAAGCCATGAACATGAAGCGCAATATGGACTTGGACAACATCGTCTATTTTGGCGATTCGACCTTGGGCTTCACCGGCCTCGTGAATTCGAGTTCGGCGGTCGGCAGCGTGCAAAACGTGGCTAATGGCGCCTCCACAACCCCACAATGGACGACCAAGACACCATCGGAAATCCTGAAGGACGTCAATGAAATCCTGACGACCGCATGGAGCACCGCCGGCTGGAAGGTTATGCCAAACCGCCTGCTGCTGCCGCCAGCTCAATACGGCTATCTGGCCGCAACGATCGTGAGTAGCGCAGGTAACCAGTCTCTGCTGACATACCTGCTGGAAAACAACATTTCCACCAAATCCGGCACAAAGCTGGAAATCCTGCCGTTGAAATGGCTGATCGGCGCTGGCGTAGGTGGCACTCCAGGTACTTTGGGCACTGTTGACCGCATGGTTGCGTACAACAAGGACAAGAAGTATGTCCAGTATCCAATGACCGAGCTGCAGCGCACACCGCTGGAATACCGTTCGCTGTTCCAAATCACGACCTACTGGGCGCGTTTTGGTCAGTTGGAATTCCGCTACGGCACTACACTGGCCTATCGGGACGGTATCTAACCATGGCGACCGTCACTTTCGAAAAGGCATTTACGCTTACTCGTGATGATGGTCGCCCGATCGAGTTCTTGGCTGGGGAGCAGAATGTCCCCGATGAGCTCGTTCAGCATTGGTTTGTGCAGTTGCACATAGCGCCAGTCTCCGTACAGGATTCTGGTGCTGTAGAATTGTCGGACAAGCAAAATTTCGCCCCCGATAGCGATCAGCGCAAACCAGGGCGCCAGAAGAAAATATGACTCTCACAACGGCCCAATTCCGCTCAGATTTTCCAGAGTTTGCGAATACCACAACCTATCCGGATTCTTCGGTGCAGTTGTGGATAACCGTGTCGACATCATTGGTGAATGAGTGCCGATGGATGGAACTTACAAATCTTGGTATTGAACTAATTACAGCGCACCAGTTGGTATTGTCGGCGCGCGATCAGTTGGCGGCATCTGTTGGCGGCATTCCTGGCGAGGTAAAGGGGCCAACCACCTCAAAGTCGGTGGATAAGGTTTCTGTTGGATATGACGCTAGCGCCGTGACATTGGACGATGCCGGGTTTTGGGCAATGTCCGCATATGGACTGCGCTTCTTGACTTTGGCAAGAATGATGGGTGCTGGCGGCCTGCAGCTTTGACTCATGGGCGTCACCATCACGAAGGATAGGGTCGCAGAGATCATGCGCGCCTTTAGCGATCTCACCAAGAAGGATGTTTTGGTGGGCGTACCCGATAGTTCCCCTGAGCGCGAATCGGGAGAACCCATTAGCAATGCCGCAATAGGCTATATCCTTGAGACTGGATCGCCAGTCAATAATCTTGAACCGCGGCCGCATCTGGTCCCTGGTGTCGCATCCGTGCAGTCACAAGTAGCTGACCGTTTTGGTCGATGTGCCACAAGCGCTCTTGACGGCAACCAGGCCGGCGCAGATAAGCAATTGGTGGGCGCTGGGTTGATCGCACAAGATGCAGTCAAGGAAATGATAAACAGCAATATCCAACCAGCACTATCCGCAGCTACCCTGGCAGCGCGCCGACGTCGCGGAGTGACGCGCGAGAATACGCTTGTCGACACTGGACAATATCGCAACTCGATCACCTATGTGATTCGATCTAAGAAATAGAACTACCCTTTTAACACTGAAGCCCACCCTAGCCGGTGGGCTTTTTTTATGGGCAATCGCAATGGCGCTATTGGATGTCACGGAAGTCTTGCTGGATCCGGATTTCATGGATACAAGTCTTTCCGTCCTCCGGATTGCCCAGTCTGTGGGAAATGATGGGAATTCTGTGAATACACCATCAACATCCCCATTCGCTGGGGTTATTACTAGCAACACTGGCGAAATTCTTTACCGCCTCCCAGAGGGCGAGCGCCTGGCGGACAACATCATGATCCACACGATCTTCCGCTTGCAAGATGGTCAATCTGGGTTCACTGCAGACATTATCAACTGGCAGGGCAGGCAGTGGACCGTAAGCAACGTCAATGACTATTCACATTTTGGGCGTGGCTTTGTCGCGGCGCTTTGCGACCTGATTCCAGTAGCGGGATAACACATGGCAAACGATAGTTCCACTGGCGGCTTTCTGATGCCGGGAGTCGCTTCGCCTCCGCTAGAGGATTCTGACCTTGATTCAATCTTTCAGGTGCTTATCGTAGGGCTCACTGGCCTGCCGGGAAATATGGTTCGTCCGCGGTGGCAGCCTAGTCCGCCGAAGCAGCCGGAAGCGACCGCAAACTGGTGCGCGTTGGGTGTCACGGTAATCGACATTGATTCCAATCCCGCAGTAGTTCACAACCCAGCCGGAAATGGCTCGGATACGCAATATCAGCACGAAAAAATAGAAATCCTATGCAGCTTTTACGGGCCGCTTGGGCAGCGCTACGCAGCGATGTTCCGAGATGGCCTGAAAGTCTCGCAGACCGCCGAATACTTCCGCTCAAACCTGATGGGGATCGTTGGGATGGATCGAATCATATCTGCCCCAGAGCTTTTTAATCAAACCTGGTTCCGGCGATACGACATGAAGTTTTCAGTCAACCGCCAAGTTGTTCGCACCTACGCAGTTCTCAACATCGTTTCGGCGCCTTTTTCCATAAACGCCAATAACGCCGGCAACGGCCTCATCACCGATTAGTCCCTCACGGAGTACACAATATGTCACAAGGTCTCGCAGTAAGCGATGTTGTAAACGTCAGCGTAGTCATGTCGCCAATTGCGGCCGCTGTGCGCAATTTCGGTTCGTTGCTGCTGGTGGGCTCTACCCCCGGCGTGATTGATGTTTCACAGCGCTTGCGCTCTTACACAAGCCTGACTAGTGTAGCTGCAGATTTCGGCACGACAGCCCCAGAATATCTGGCCGCATCGCTGTATTTTGGCCAAGTTCCAACCCCATCCAATCTGTATGTTGGGTTCTGGGCCGCTGCTGCTACCTCTGGTTTGCTGCATGGCGGCCTGCTGTCGACCGCGCAACAGGCTATGTCGGCGTGGAATGCCATTACGGCTGGTGCATTCAAGATAACCATTGATGGCGTTCTCAAGTCGCCAACCACGCTGAACTTCAGCGCCGCAATCAACATGAATGGCGTTGCATCGATCGTGCAAACCGGTTTGGCTGGATCCGCCACATGCGTTTGGAATGCGATCTATAACCGCCTCGACATCACCAGCGCCACTACTGGGCCAGGCGTTAACGCGTCCGGCACCATCACTCTTACCGCCAATCCAACCGCCGCAGATACCGTCACCATCGCTGGCACGGCCATAACATTTGTTGCAAGTGGCGCAGTGGGTAACCAGGTGAACATCGGCGCCAGCGTAGCGGCTACATCTGCCAACCTGCAGGCATTCCTGTCTGCCTCTGCCGATGTCAATCTGATTACATGCACTTACTCGACAGTTACAGCGACTGGTGTTACTACAGTCAAAGCAGCAACTGCTGGCGTCGCTGGAAATGCGATTACTCTGGCGAAGGTAAGCACAAACATCACCGTTTCTGGTGCGGTTCTCTCTGGCGGGGTGAATCCTTCGTCAGTTAGTTATGCCGTAGCACCATCGAGCGGTACTGACATCTCCGGGCTGCTCGGCCTGACTGCGGCGACTGGCGCGTTGGTTCCGGTTAATGGCGTCGCAGCAGAAACTCTTCTGAGCGGCATCAATACCCTGGCTACGGTATCGAATGACTGGTATGGCTTGAATGTGTGCTCGGCATCGGCCGCCGTCTCCGACCATCTGGCGGTATCTGGGTACATCGAGGCGGCCACGCCATCGCGGATCTACGGGATTACATCGCAAGACTCGACCATCCTGACCAGCACCGTCACTACTGACATTGCCAGCCAGCTCCAAGCGCTGGGATACAAGCGTACATTCACGCAATACAGTTCATCCAGCCCGTATGCTGCGATCTCTATCTTCGGCCGCGCGTTCACGGTCGACTTCACTCAGAACAACTCGACTATCACAATCAAGTTCAAGACTGAGCCAGGAATTGTTGCAGAAACACTTACCGAATCCCAGGCTGCTGCGCTGACTGCCAAGAGCTGCAATGTATTCGTCAACTACAACAATAGCACCGCCATCGTCCAGCAAGGAACAATGGCAAACGGGTACTTCTTCGATGAAGTACATGGCACTGACTGGCTGCAGAACAATGCTCAAACTGCCGTCTACAACTTGCTGTATCTGAGCCCAACAAAGATTCCTCAAACTGATCCCGGCATCAATCAGATCGTCAATGTGCTTGATTCGGCAATGGCTCAGGGCGTGACCAATGGGCTGTTGGCTCCTGGAACATGGAGTTCATCGCTGCAGTTTGGGGCGCTCCACACAGGCGACACGCTGTCCAAGGGCTATTACATCTACGCCCCTCCAGTCGCTTCGCAAAATATCTCTGACCGCCAGGCGCGCAAAGCCCCGGCCATTCAAATCGCTGTGAAGTTGGCCGGCGCCGTGCATTTCGCCAACGTAGCAATCAACGTCAATCGCTAAGGATAGAACATGGCAACTTACAGTTTTGTGGATTTCTCGGGGTCTATTACCGGCCCTGGCGGCAATTTTCAACTTGCTCAAGGCGCTGGCGCCGATGAGGGAGGCTTCGACATTGACATGAACGTTGATAAGGACGTCATGAAGGTTGGCGCTGGCGGCGAAGCCATGCACAATTTGGTGGCCGATAAATCTGGCACCATCACTGTGCGGCTGTTGAAGACATCGCCGGTCAATCAACAGCTCATGCAGATGTATAACCTGCAGGCTTTGAGCTCGGCTACATGGGGTTCCAATGTGCTGACATTCAGCAACGCAGTTACTGGCGAGTCCCATACGGGACGGAGTGCCGCATTCAAGAAAAAGCCCAAGTTCGTGATGGCCAAAGAGGGTGCATCCAATGAGTGGGTATTCAACGTTGGTTACATCGATTCTGTCCTCGGCAACTACGCTCAATAAAGGCTAAATCGTGGACTTCAACATCAACGACAAGAATTACCGGAGCGGGAAAATGGACGCTTTTAAACAGCTCCACGTTTCCCGCCGCCTTATACCAGTTTTGAGCGGTCTTGCTGCGGCATCTCAATCCGATGGGGGCGCAAAAGATCTGAGCAAGATGATTGTACCGCTGGCTAGCGCGATTGCCTCAATGCCAGATGCTGATTGCGATTACATCCTGCACGCCTGTTTGTCGGTCGTTAAGATTGAACAAGGAACCAATAAATGGGCCCCCATTTTCGTCAATGGGCAAATGATGTTTGCCGAAGTGGATCTAGCAGTAATGATTCAAATCGCCGTCAAAGTCATTCAGGACAATCTTTCTGGTTTTTTTCAAGGCGCAGCCGGGGCGCTGACTTTGCCGACGACCCCGGAAGCGGCGGCATAAAGTGGGTTTCGATGCAGGATGATGAAGATTGGATTATGAGGCCAGTTGTTAAGGGAATGTGTCGATACGAATCATTGCTAAACGGCCGAATTGGTCTTGTAGATATTGCGCGCATGAATGAGGCGCTAGATGTAATTGCCGAAAATCAAGCAATAGCGCGAGGGTTAAGAGATGAGTGATGCATCGGTAATCAAGGAGTTTCTGGTATCGCTTGGGTTCAAGCTGGACGATGCGGGGCTTTCCAAATTTACCGGTGGTATCGCTGGCGCGACTGCGCAGGCAGTAAAGTTGGGCCTAGAGATCGAGGTCGCTGCAAAGGCAGTTACCGCTGCCGTAGCAGTAATCGCATCTGGGCTGGAAAACGTATATTTTGCATCGATTCGCACAAAATCAAGCGTTGAGAATATTCAATCATTTGGTTTTGCGATGGGTCAGCTGGGATCGACAGCGGAGGGCGCGCGCGGATCTCTGGAAAACCTTGCTCGCTTCATGCGCAATAGCCCTGGTGCGTCTGGGCTAATTAATTCGCTCGGCGTTGGCACAAAAGAGGCCAATGGCGAGTTGCGCGATACAACGGAGATCATGGCTGATCTCGGCGTGAAATTCCGCGAGATGCCATATTACCGGGCGAATGCCTATGCGCAAACATTGGGGATCGATGAAAAGACCCTGATGGCAATGCGTGAGGGACTTGGTGAGTTCGGCGAACAGTACAAAGCCATGCTGCATGCGGCTGGGGTGGATTCGCAGCAAGCTGCCAAAGCATCGCATGAGTTCATGAATGAACTACGGCTTCTTGGCGCATCTCTGCAGATCCTGTCGGTCAAAGTTGGCTCTACCTTGGCTGGTGGCATTGGCGATAGCATCAAAAAATTCCGCGAACTGTTGGTTGCGAATTTTGACAAGATTTCCGTAGTAATTGGGAAAATTGTATCTGTTGTCCTCACCCTAGCGGATGTCATAAGCACGCTTGTGCTTCGGGCTGTTCAGGTTATCGAGTGGCTGATTCAGCAATGGGACAATTTAGACGAGACTACGAAAGACTTTCTCAAGACAGTTGGCCTTTTGGTAGCTGCATGGTATGCACTGAATGCAGCATTTACTGCTTCGCCGATCGGCATCATCTTATCGCTAGCGGCGGCAATATTGCTGTTGTGGGACGATTATCAAGTATGGCAAAAGGGCGGTAAGAGCCTCATTAACTGGGGTGACTGGGAGCCGGCAATTACTGCGGCTGTCAAGGGCATCACCGCAGTGCGCGACGCCATCAAGTCTGCCTATGAGTGGATTGAAAAGCTCAGCACAAAATACTTGTCTGGAACAAAGGTAGGGAATGCCATCGGGGCGGGATTGGCCCATGTTTTTGCATTCTTAGGAAATAAGGACGCGCAGGAGGCCATCGATGTCAATAATGGCAAGAAGCCAGCAGCGGTCACGGGCGGTAAGAAAGTAAATTCCCTCGCGGATCTCATTGGCCGCGGCGAGGGCGATTACAACTCGGTGAACCTTGGCGCCGCTGGAAATTACAAAGCAAGCACGCGGGATCTCTCGAGCATGACCGTGCAGCAGGTTATGGATGCGCAAGCAAACAAGGAATTCAACGCGGCAGGGAAATATCAGCTGATCACGCCTACGATGTCTGCTGCGGTTAAATCAATGGGGCTGAAGGGCGACGAGAAATTCGATGCTGCAATGCAAGATAGGATTTTCAATGAATACCTGATCGGCACTAAGCGCAAGGAAATAGGCGATTTCATCAGTGGCAAGTCGAAGGATGCCAACGCAGCAGTACTGGCCATGTCAAAAGAATGGGCCAGCGTTGCCAATCCCGCTACTGGTGAGTCCTATTATGCTGGTACTGGCAATAACAAGGCTAGCATCACAGCAAAAGAAGCAACTGACGCGTTGATGAATATGCGTGCGGCTCAGATTGGAAACCCATATAGCGCCGAAATGCTACCAGCAGCAAACAATACTCAAACATCGGCGTCCATAGCCCCAGTCATCAACCAGACCACTAACGTCACGGTCAACGGGGCTACCAATCCAGCAGCAACTGCCGCAGCCGTAGGTTCTGAGCAGAACAATGTCAACACTCGTTTGGTGAGGAACCTAAAAGGGGCGGTATCGTGAATTTCAACTCTGCGACTGCCCTTAATCTCATTGGCGGAGAGTTGCAAACCATTCTATTTAGGACTGGACGCAGCATTGGCGGAATTATCCCAAACGTGGTCATCGAAGAGCAGCATCAAGACGACCTGATGATTACAGATCATCCGGTTGAGCAGGGCGCCGCTATCACAGACCACGCTTACAAGATGCCGGCTGCGGTCACCATGCATTGTGGTTGGTCGCAAAGTGGGGCTATTTTTAGCGGGTTAAATCCTTTTGATACACCTGGGGATATATACCAAAGTCTCTTGGATCTTCAGGAATCTCGGACGCCATTCGATCTAATCACTGGCAAGCGCGCATACAGCAGCATGCTGATTAAATCTCTCGCCGTGACGACTGACAAAGATAGCGAAAATGCGCTGATGGTAACGGCAACGATGCGGCAAATTATCATCGTTGAAACGCAAGTGACAAGCCTAGCGCCTTCCGATGTCCAGGCTAACCCCTCAAGCACTGCAGCCCCAGTGAATGCCGGTGTTAAACAACCAGCAGCCGTCCCGCAAAGTGCTCTATACAAATTAAGTGGATCGATCACATCAATACTGGGGCCATAAATGTCGCATACCGTCTACGAAATACCACTGAACGGTGAGGCCCAAAATTTCCAGATCACTCTTTCCAACGTTAAATATCGATTTTCTTTGCAATACCGAAATAACGTAAATGGGGGATGGATACTGAACATCGCCGATCAAAATGGGAATGACATTATTGATGGGATCCCACTAGTAACTGGGGCAGACCTGCTTGCACAGTATCGACATCTAGGAATTTCAGGAAGTCTCCTTGTTTCAACTGATGGCAATCCAGATGCAGTGCCAACATATACGAATCTTGGCACGATAAGCCATCTCTATTTCATCACAACCCCATGAGCCAACAATATTTGCGCCAGGTATCGCTTGTTCTTGGCGATGCAAATGGAGTGGGGCTTGATCTTTCGGAAATGCACATCCGATTTGATGTGCGCAATGCGACTGCCCAGACGCTAAAAGCTCTTGAGGTTCGAGTTTACAACCTCTCTGACAACACAGTTAGAACGATCAAGCAGGAATTTACGAAAGTGTTTTTGCAGGCAGGGTATCCGGGAAATATGGGGTTGATATTCAGCGGCACTATCTCAAAGATCAAAACTGGCCGAGAAAATGCGACAGATACATTTTTAGAGATTGTCGCCGCCGATTCTGATGAGGCATACAACTGGTCAGTCGCCAATTCGACGCTGGCGGCAGGCTGGACACCCGCAACCGTGAATAAGGCGCTTATGCAGGCGTTCCAGCCCTATCAAGTAAATCAAGGATACATACCAACGTTCACGGCCAATCCGGCGCCACGTGGCAAGGTTTGCTACGGAATGACACGCGATTACTTCAGAACGCTTGCGGACGGCCAGCAGGCGGACTGGTATATCGATGGCGGCCAAGTAAATATTGTGCCAAAGAAGAGCGTGTTGCCAGGGCAGGCGATTGTATTGACGGCAAAAACGGGAATGATTGGGGTTCCGCAACAAACCATCAACGGAATTGTTATCCGAGCGCTTCTGAATCCAAATATCAAAGCCGGTGGACAAATTCAAATTGACAACGCAAGCGTGCAACAGACGCAGGTCAATGTGCAGTTTTCTGCCGCTGATTTCTTCCCAAGTCTTGATGCAGATGGTTATTACAAGGCTATTTGCGTTTCACACAATGGCGATACGCGCGGGATGAATTTTTATACCGAGATAATTTGTATCGCAGTTGATGGAACCGCTCCGATCGGTGGCCCAACTTTGACGGCGGTTCCAGATGGCCATTGATGACAAAGAGCGCTACGACGACCCGGAAGAGTCGATGCGGGTCATGTTAAATGGTTTCAAGGCTGGGTTATGGACAGCGCTGCCAGGGATTATTCAATCGTTTAATCAGGTCGCAATGACGGTCACGGTCCAGCCGGCAATACAGGGGACTGTAACAAATCCGGATGGCACAACGAGAAACGTCAATCTGCCGCTATTGCCAGATGTTCCGGTTTGCTATCCGCGAGGCGGCGGCTGCACTTTGACATTCCCGATCGCCAAGGGCGACGAATGCCTTATGGTGTTTTCGGCGCGATGCATTGATAGCTGGTGGCAGTCGGGCGGCGTTCAAGTTCCATATGAGCCGCGGATGATGGATCTTTCAGATGGTTTTGCGCTGCCAGGTCCATTTAGCCAGTCTGCTGTCATTTCCGGAGTAAGCACGACATCAGTTCAGTTGCGCAGCAATGATGCATCAACCTATTTTGATCTGAACCCGACTACCCAAAAAATTAAGATCGTCGCTCCAGGCGGTTTCGAAGTAGATGCCCCAACAAATCTATTTACTGGCGCGGTAACTATTCAGGGGCTGCTTACATGGCTTGCCGGCATGGCAGGTAGCACCACAAGCGGTATAGCTGCAACCGTTACTGGAATCATCAATTTCGTTGGATCAATTACATCGAATGGTAAGGCTATAGACAGCACCCATACGCATCACGAGAACGGCGCTGGCAGCAACACCAATCCACCGAACTAAATCAAAGGGGAATATCAATGCGATACCGGAAGCTAACGGCTTCGGGTGATTTTTCCTTTGGCCATCAGCAATCTGACTATTGGAACAATGTACCTGATGCGGTCGGTCAAGCAGTGCAAACCAGACTTCTTCTTTTTACTGGCGAATGGTTTCTCGATACCTCAGATGGAACGCCTTGGCGCACAGAAGTATTGGGCAAATACACGATGCAGACCTATGACGCAGTTATCAAGGATCGCATCCTAAGCACTCCTGGAGTTAATTCAATTTTGAGCTATTCGAGTTCCTTCAATGGGAATACTCGTTCTCTTTCAGTCTCAGCCACGATCGACACGATCTACGGATCCACGCCAATAGAGGCCACCCTGTAATGACAATCACGACTACAGCGCCGGTTATTACGACGGCGGGGATCAGTGTGCCCGCTTACTCCGATGTGCTTGCTTTTTTGCAGGCGCAGTTTCAGGCAATCTATGGAAGTGACGTATATCTTGGAAACGATAGCCAAGATGGGCAATTCCTCGGGATTATTGCATCGGCTATTAATGATGCAAATAGCGCCGCAGTAGCTGTTTACAACAGTTTTAGCCCATCAACTGGTCAGGGTAACGCGCTTTCGAGCAATGTAAAAATCAATGGCATGACTCGGCAGTTGGGCGGGAATTCGACATGCAACGTTACTCTGACGGGCGTTGCTGGTACTACCATAACAAATGGCGTCGTCACAGATACCTTCAATAACCGATGGGATTTACCTTCGTCAGTTGTAATAGGTATTGGCGGAACCATTACTGTAACAGCCACATGTGAAGTTGCCGGCGCCATCACGGCAGCTATTAACACTCTGACTGGAATGGCTACGCCAACGCTAGGATGGCAGAGCGTCACAAATGCGAGCGTTGCAAGCCCAGGCTCTGCCGTTGAAACAGACTCAGCACTGCGCCAACGCCAAACAACCTCGGTTGCACTGCCATCTTTGACTGTGATGGCGGGAATCATCGGGGCGGTGTATGCCGTTCCAGGTGTGACACAAGTCGCTGGCTATGAGAACGATACTGGAGTAACCGATAGCAACGGGCTACCCGCACATTCAATTTCTCTTGTTGTGCAGGGCGGCGCATCTCTTGCAATTGCTACCGCCATTGCTCAGAAAAAGACTCCTGGCGCGTATACATATGGTACGACATCGCAGGTTGTAACTGACTCGGTGGGCATCCCCCATACGATCCGCTATTACGTACCCACGCCCGTTTCAATCTCTGTGGCGATTTCTTTGCATGCCCTTACAGGGTACACAAGCGCGATCGCAACGGAAATTCAAAACGCTGTCGCTGCGTATATCAATGCACTCAAGATAGGCCAAAGCGTCCTGCTAACCAGGCTTTATTTGCCAGCCAACTTGAACGGATCAGCAGATGGATCAACGTTCGAGATCGTCACGCTTACTGTCAATGGCGGTAGTTCTGATATTGCGATTGCCTTTAATCAGAATGCGACATGCCTGCCAGCAAACGTAACGATCACGGTGGTCTGATATGGCCCAGGTATCTGATTACACCGGCCTCATTACGTCGGAACACGCAGGTAAGCCAAACTTCACGGCGATGGTCAGCGCAGTTGCCGGCTGCTTTACAAATCTTACAAACACATATAACGACATCCCCGCAAACTTTGATTTAGACCAAGCAATAGGGGCGCAACTTGACATCGTTGGGCAATGGGTCGGGCTATCGCGTTACGTAAATGTCCCACTGCCGAATGTGTATTTTTCATTCGATACAACTGGTCTCGGATTTGACCAGGGGTCATGGCGGGGGCCGTTTGACCCTACCCAGGGATTAACCAAGCTTGATGACACAACATATCGAACGATGCTACGCGCGAAGATAGGTGCGAATCGTTGGGATAGCACATTAGGCAGCTTCCAAACAATCATGTCTGGAGTGTTCGCAGCATATGGCAGCACATGCTTTGCGACCGATAACCAAGACATGACGATGACCGTCAATATCCTGGGCCCCACCCCACCAGCAGTAATTATTGCATTGCTCAAAGGCGGCTATCTGGCTCTCAAACCAGAGGGAGTTCATATCACTGGATACAGCGTACCCAGCATTCCTAGCGCTCCGTTCTTTGGCTTCGACGTCACAAATTCAACTGTCTCCGGTTTTGATACCGGTGCCTGGGCTACACCTCTTTAAGGACTGAAATGGCAACTAATCAAATTCAAACCTTCGGTTTGGGTGGGAGTGCGAACGTCTTAACTCCAACAGCATATGCTTCGTTGACTGCCATTCTGGCGAATGGCTATCAATCTGGTGTGGCTAGTTCGCAGCAGATTAATACTACGCTCCGCCAGTCGGCATTCGTTGCCAACATGGTCGCGCAATTTATCGCCGATCAGTCTGGGCAGAACGTGAATGATGACGGCAACTCAGCGAATCTCGAAACGAACTTCATAGCGGCTATTCGTGGTGCCGCAAAAACACAAGTCGTTATTTCTGACACTGGCGCAGTCAATGCCTATGCTGCGGCCAATGTTCCGCCGCTGCTTTCTGGAACATGGACCAATGGCGTTGTGCAGCAGGTTCTTATTGCACATACCAACACTGGCGCATCGACATATTCACCAGATGGTCTAATTGCAATTCCTATTTATGGCCTCGGACTTCTCCCATTGCAGGGTAATGAGCTGCTGTTGAATAGCACGGCGACCTTGATGAAAGCCACCATTCCTGGAATCAATAGCGGCAACCCAATTTGTGTGCTGATGGAATGTGCAGGTGGTGCACAACAGGTACCTGCGGCTACCGCATCGAATCAAGCCCCTCAAATCGGGCAATTGTACGGGCGAAACAAATTAATCAATGGCCGCTTTCAGATTAATCAGCGCTCGTATGTCAGCGGGACGGCATTAGCAGTCGGGGCATATGGATTTGATTGCTGGAAGTCATCGACCGCCAGCTCGACAATGACATTTACTGGCGCCGCTCAAGGCCAGGTCGTGACGATCGTCGGATCGTTTCAGAACATCATTGAAAATGCCGAGATTGATGCTGGTTATCACACACTGTCGTGGGTTGGTGGTGCGCAGGCGCGCGTATATAACTCAGGATCTGGCGCGCCATCGTATGCGTCATCGCCATTGGTAGTGAGTCTCAGCGGCACGCAGAATGTGATCGTCGAATTCGGTGCCGGTACCGTCTCCAATGTGCAGCTGGAATATGGCGGGATCGCTACAACCTTCGAGCGCCGTCAGTTCCAACAGGAACTAGCTCTCTGCCAACGTCGCGGGTTTGCAATGAACCTGACCGGGCTGACCGGGACATATGGCGGCGCTGGCACGTACATCAGTATCGCCATTTTCAGCGCCGTTGCGCTGCGCGGACTGCCGACAATCAGTTTGGGAGGCACTTCAATGTCAGTTGCTAAATCCGGGGTCGGTACTGCCACAACTACTACGGCATCGCCATCGACTGGCAGTATTTCCAACAACACCGTGGCGTTCAACATAACGGGAAATTGGACCGGCCTGACCGCTGGTGATCCGATTGCCGTCACGTCGACGCCTGGTTTAGCTTACTTCAGCTGCGATCTGTGATGATTAGCCAAAACATACTCGATTACGGCGGCACCGACGACAACGCGACCGCTAACGATGCGCCACTGTCGAATGCCATTACGGCACTCGGCGCCGGCGGCACCGTCAAGTTTTCACGCACGGCCGCTGGCGTCGGGCAATACCTGTTCGCCAATTCCAGCGTTACGCCAATTGGAACGGTGGTGCTGGACGTCGATGTGGGCGTCACGCTGGTATTCCCTGACGATTCCATTTTGTATAACCAAAAGGTTCGTGTCGTCCGGGATACCAAGATATTCTGCGTGAACCTGCAGGATACTTACACATTCTCGGCGCATGAGAATCAGGACTGGTCGGCAAAGGCATTGTATATCGGGCCTGGCGATCTGGACCATTCGTCTGTTGCATCGATTCAGGCAAATTCTGCACTGTTGAATTTGGCGGTGGCGTGGCCGGCCGGAGACACCTTCGTTCCTGCCTCGGCGGCGTCAGCCACTGCCAATTCGGTGACGTTGCAGCCCCCGTTTGACAATATGCGGCATGTTTCCATGCTGCCGGCGGTGGCCGGTGACGAGATAGCGGCCGTATTTGGCGGAATCGTCAATCAAAACCAGCTGCTGCATGCAATGATCAGGACGACCAATGGCTATTACGGGCTCGATTGCGGCACGCTGGCCAATGCGATGCCGTCGCTGTTCGTAAAACTCATCGGTCAGACTGCCATCTACAATGCGGTTTCTGTCCCGGCGCTTCCGTCGCATGCAAGTTACGCCGGCATCAACAGCGTCTGGTCTATTCGCATCAACACACCGACGAATTTCTCGGTAATGTGGAACAGCTCAGAAATTGTAACGCTGGAAACATCCGGTCAGATTTATCAGGCTGGATTCGGAACGATCGTCACCTATTCCGGTGCTGCGGCGGTGACGACCACCGGCTGGACCAGGGCGACAAACAAGTTCTTCGGAGGCAGGCAAGCGCTGAGCCTGTATCTCGGCGGCGATTCAAAGACTTGCCCTAAATACGGCACCTTGGCTGATTCGATACGAGAAGCGTTGGAAGGAACTGGTGGCCTGCGCGTCCAGATCGCCAACAACGGCGTTGCAGGTGATGCAAGCGCCCAATGCCTGGCGAAGTTGCAAGCCGTCGGATTGGGAAACGCGTCACGCGCGCACTTTGACATCGGCACGAACGATGTCCAGGGGCCAGTGGCTATCGCTACCTATCTCTCGAATGTCCAGCAAATTATCCAGTACTGCCAAACACGGGGCGTGATACCCACGTTTTCGATCTTCTCGATGTGGTACACGCAAGGCCAAGTCGGGCCTGGCATTGGCCAGCTGTCATCGCACTATGACCAGGGCGCAAATTATCGAATGAGCCTGCAGCGCCTATGTGCTGACATGGGCGTCGACACGCTGGACCTGAATCAGGAGCTGGGAGCGCAGCTGTCCTTCTACAGGAATGGCTATGCCGGTACTGACTGGAGCAATCTTGGCTTCGATACCGGAAATTTCGACAATATCCACGATACCCCATATTTTGCGCGGCTGAAGGGCTATGCGATTGCGAAATTCCTGGCAGGGCGCCTGATCAAGACGCCTAGCCGGGTACTTGGCAATACTGGCTTTGCTACATCCTATGCGCTCAATTCATGGGCATTTGGCTATACCAGTCCGACATACACAATGGACGCCCAGGGAAACACCACATTGTGGGGGCAACTGCGTCCGCTGGCGGGGGCATCACGAGCTAACGCAACCCAGATATTGCTGCTTCCAGAAAATATACCGATTGCCGCCGGCACCGATCCCCGGCAGGTGTGGGCAGATGGCGCGCATGCGGACGTGCTGATAGACAAGGCAACGCGCACGCTGCAAATCTACAACATGGGATCTGGCTCCTATATCTCCCTCGATGGCCTGACAATCCGCGGCTGCTAAGCCGATCAATCCACCCAACCCGCTTCGGCGGGTATTTTTTTGCCTGGAGAATTTATGACAGCATCAGACGTATTGAAGGTACCTGATGGAGAGCATGAGAAGCGCGACACCTTGACCGAGGACACTTACTATCCAGGACATGAGCCACGCACAGAATCTGCTATTTTCCGCGCGTCGAAGAAGCACATGAAGGACGAGGGCGGCTATGTTTGCTCGGTTTGTGGGGACGAAGAAAAGGTCGAGTCGCATCATCGGTTTTTCGAATGGGCATATAGCCATGCGATCAATTGGAAGTGGATCCGCGATGTGGCTACAAACCGCACGGATGTGATGTGGTCACACAAGTTGCAACGCATCGTCCCGATCCCGAAGAAGCACGCGATTTGGGATCTGATTCGGCTGACACAGGGCTTTGATTGGGAGATATTTGATCCGGATCTGCCGCTGACCTTCGTCGATTCGGAATACAACCAGCTTCCTCTGTGCGAACTTCACCATCGTGGAAAGAATCACGGACGGCACGAAGAAAGCGATCCTGTCTGGAATGTACAGGCATTCCTTTTACCTGGATTTATTTATTCCCCCGATGAACTGAAAGCTCTCCATGCGAAAGGCGGTGCCTAATGGACGAACACCGGGAAAAGCTCCTTTCGATGAGCGAGCAGCAATTTCGCGAGTTTATGTACGACCAACTGGCGGCCGGCAAGGAACAGTTTGAGCAGCTGCACAATGCGCTCTCGATAAATACGGCTTTGACGAAGGCCAATATCGAAAGCACAGCCGAGCTGGTGGAAATCTTCAAGGTTGCAAAAACCGGTGCTTCTTTCTTCGCATGGTGCGGGCGCACTCTAGGCCGCTTGGCGAGATGGGCGGCGCCAATTATTACCGTTGGGGCTGCTATTTGGGCCTTGAAGAACGGCCATTTGCCGAGATGGGGGGATCAGTGATTACCGCTGCTCAAATAAGCACCTCGACGGGCGCCAAGATCACTACCTCTCAAGCGTGGTTACATGCGCTGGGTGACGCGATGGCCGATTTTTCCATCAACACGCCGGCACGCCAGGCTGCTTTTCTTGCTCAGGTCGGTTATGAGAGCAACGGGCTATCTGCAGTGGTTGAGAATCTGAATTACCAGGCAAAGGCGCTGCTGACCGTGTTCAAAGGGCGATTCACCCCAGCGACGGCACAGCAATTCGCGCACAAGCCGGAGGCGATCGCCAATCACGTCTATGCGCTGCGCAACGGCAATGGGCCGGAATCGTCCGGTGATGGCTGGAAATATCGCGG